CGGCTTCGCGACGCTTGCGAAAGATGTAGTTGTTGGCTGCGTTGACGCAGACCGTGATGAAGGCGGTGTCGTTGGCGGTTGCAACGTCGATGCCGAGCCATGAGGTGACATCGGCTGCGTTAATCCAAGAAACGGACGGGGTAAAGGTGACTGTGCCGGTAGCAGTAGATCGAGTGAAGTCTGAGCCTGCGTTGACATACATGAACTGGTAAAGACGAATTACATCGGAGTCAAATTCAAGGTCGCCCTCGTCAGATACCCCGATGAACTCAAAGTCTTGTGTTGAGACGACGGTATGCGTACCGGAGAATCCATGTGATGCGCCTGCAATAACGACGGAATCTCCGACTTGGATGCCAGTCTCAACAAAGGTCTGAAGGATGGCGTACCCATCGAGGCGCGTATGAAACGCGAGATCGTAAGTAGCCATCGTTCAGTCCCTGTCGTGTCTCAGGACTAAGCCTGAGGGATCTTCATGAATTGTCCAGCGTCAATCATCTTCGGTGCAAAGTATCCACGGAAGGCAATTGTTCGTGACAATGTCGATGGGTTGTCCAGGCTGATTGCGCCCTTTTGCTGCTCATAACAACGGAAAGCACCAGTAGCAGCTGCGCCCACAATCGTGGTCTTCGCGGCAAAATTCGTGTCAACCACTAAACGCAACCCAAAAACAACTGCTTCACGAGAACCAGCATTCATTGTGCCGAATGCGTTCATCGGTCCAACTTGCGGGAACAATGGTCGACCTGATGTGTCATCGAGTGAACCAAGTTGCGCAAATACGTCGCCAGATACAAAGAGGTGATCTGGGAGGTAGTTGCCGTTGGCAAGGATGGTGTTTGCGCAAGCGTAAATTTTCTGTACCCAGTCGCCTGGATCTGTCGGTGCGACGTTGCCGGTTGTCTGTGAGGTTCCTGCAAGAAGCGCGTCGGCTGCTGCATTGTCTGTGGCAAGGGCGTATTTTTTGCCCATGTCTTCGAGGAGACCCTGGAGAACTTCTGGCGAAGTCCAGTCGATTGAAGCCTCGGAAACTTCGACGTATCCGCCGTAGATGTCCTTGGTGATTTGGATGTCATCAACGATGTACTGTCCAGCGGTGATTGTGGTGTTCTGTGTCTGAGGGCCAGAAATTGAGGTATGAGTTGTGACCTTTGGAACGATAAATACCTTGCCACTTTGGGGCATTTGACGTGCGCCAATTGCATCGACCACAGGGCGCAGGCCCTGAATTCCCGAGTAGATGGGCGAGATGATCGGAAGAGGTAAAATTCCATCGAGGTCGGCCGTTGTCACGTCTGGAGCAGCGGCTTTGATGCGAGCGTTGAACTCGGCAGCGATTGCGCCACCTTGCATCTGTGCTGAAATCCATTCGCCAGCAGATGGCATTTTGAATTCTTTCTTTGCCGAAGCGAAGATTGGTGATGTTGGGATGGCGTCGGGCGCCGAGGCTTCGACTTGGTTTTCTGTTGACATTGTTTCCTCCTGGAGACTTGTGTCGGGTTGGGGTTCGGTTGACTCTTCTTCGACTTCTTCTGGGTCGTGTTCTGAGGCAGCGATTTGTTCGATGATGGCGTCGGCAAATGCCGGAACGCTCACGACCGAAAGTTCTTGTAGATCAGCGGATGAAACAATCATGACGCCGTTCTTGTCGTATTTGAATTTCTTAGGTACTGCACCGACAGAAACTGAGTCGTATGCAGACATTTGAATTAGTTCGACAACGTCGTCAGCTGCTTTTGAACGAGCAAACGATGCGGTAAATCCGAGACCGTTGTCAAGGTCAATAAGTTCGTTGACGATTCCGATGGGGCGTCCGTCGTGGTTTTCAAGAAGTCGCGCGGGTTTGGCATTCAAGTCAAAAGCTCCGCGCTTGAACATGACCTTCTCGCCACCTGAAACGGTGGCAACTGTGTCCCACGGGACGGCAATGCCGGTGATGGTGCGCGGTGCATCTTCTCCAGCTGCTGCGTCAAGAGTGACGGGAACGGCGGTGAACTTGATCATGAAGGCATCTCCTGAAGGTCGGGAACTTGTGGTTCAACTAGAACGTCGTGCATGTCGCCGATGGCTAGAAGTTCGTCGGTGTCAAAACAGACATATCGTCCGCGACTGACAACGTCATTCATGCTGAGACGTGAAGTAATGGCATTTGCCAGCATTTGTGCCCCGAAGAGCCACAAATCCTGACGAGCTTGAGAAGCGTTCTGATAAGTCATTGACGCGCCTGGCGTCGGTGCTGAAACAAGGTAAGCGGGGACTGAGCAAATACGGGAAAGGTCGAGTGCTTGGTATTCGCGTTGTGCTGCGTTGACTTCCAAGGGGTCTCTCTCGAATTCCACGAAATTTACGTAATTATTTAGTGCGCCAATAACTGAGCCTTCGCGACGTGCTTGCGCCCATTGTGCAGCAAGGTCTCCGAGTTCTTCGCCGGACATTGTTTCGCCTGCGGAAGTTTGTTGCAGATAGCCAGGGACGGTTTCGATTGTTGCTGCGCGATCTGCGTACTGATCAAGGTGAGTTGCGATGCTAACGGAGCGTCGACCTGAATACATGAGGCCAGTTGTCGGTGCAAGGAAAGTAATGATTTCGTTCGGGTCTAACTGAATGCCGTTGAACTCAATTTCGTCTGGCATACCGAAGAACTGTGGGCCGACTTGGTTCGGTGTCTGGATGTTGGCGGAAGGTAGCCATTCGAAAGACATCGGACGACCGTCGGTTGCGTTACGAGAAGTGACCGCCCAAAAAGCGCGTCCCGTCATCCATAGATCTGTGACCGTGTTTGCAAGGATGAACTGTCGCGGAACTTTCGGATCAGGGTTTTCCATCCAAGACTCGTTGGGGACGTAGATTTCTTCGTACTCAGTACCGTTCCATTGCTTGACGTACTGGCGAAACTCAAGGCCAGAGATGGTCGAGGCGAGAAGGTCTCTCGCCCTCGACACCGTCGGGAGACTAAGGGCGACCTGCTCAAATGCACCGCTTGTCCATGCGTACGTCGGGGGGACGCCGAGACCAGCAACGCCAGCAGCGGCTTTAATTGGCGACGACGCAAATTGAGCGGTATTTATTTTTCGTGAGAAGAACGCCACGGATGGAGTCTCCCACAAACTTGTTGCAAATGCAACTACCTTCCGAACGCCATTGCTGCGCGTCCAGTATTTGACGGGCGGGAAACAAGAGCAGCTGCAACAACCAAAAGTCGCGCTGCTTCAATTGGCCCAGGGGAGCGTTGGCTGCTGATCACGACCTGACCGTTGGCGCGGGCAAGGACGGCTCGGTTCACATGAGTCGCAAGGAGTTCTTCGCCTCGGTGGTAGATGCGTTTCTCGAGAATGAGCGAGCGCGTCAGACCCGTAAATTTTAATACCTCGGCGTAGCCGAAAATTTGACGTCGCCGTTCTAACTTCTCTGGCGTATGAAGATCGAGTGCCGGAGTAATCGCCAGACGCAACTTCGGGTCTGCCTCCATTGCCTCGTTAATCTTTATCCACATCTCCTTGAGGGACTCTGTGGAGAACTGGACAGTCGCAATAATGTTGCCCTCTTCGGTAAGTCCGCACCTGATGCCCACATACTTCTCGCCCCCCGTACTTGAGTCAACGGCGAGGACGCCCCCTGTTGGGCAGTCTGATTCGGTGAACAACTTGTCCCAGACTCCAGGCTGAATCCAAGCGTCCGCCGACGAAACCCACAGATTCAAGTGGGCGCGGAGGAACGCTGCACGATCTGGAGTTTCCGCAGCTGCTTGAAGTGCCTCGAGGGTGATGGTCTGCCCGAGCGCGGGGTTGGCGTAGCCCCAATTTATTTCGTCGTTTGGGTCAACCGACGGAAGACTCCATTCGGCAAAGTAAAGACGAGTTTGCTTTTGCTGATCTATTGCGCCAATTGCTGCTTCGCGGAGACGTTGCATTGTCTTTGAAGATTCATCGCCTGAAGTTGACCAGGAGGAAAGGAGCGGAGACTTGACCGCAATCTGCGACGGGCGCAACGCATCGAAATAAACCTCTTCGGAGACATTCCAGATTTCGTCAACCACAATCAGGTCGTAGGTTCCGCCGTGAAGGTTTGGCGTTGCAGCGCGGACTTCCCAAGTCGAGCCGTTTGGCATCTCAACTTTGTTGCGTCCGTAACTCCAAGTCACATGGCCTTCAAATTGTGCCTCGAGTACCGGAGCAAGTTCATTGAAGATTGCAACCGCGCGATCAAGTTTGTTGGCAACGGAAAGAACGTGAATGGGTTTGCCCCGCATCGCTGACCAGTCCGTCAAGAAGTACCCACATAACGAGGTGAGAGCGACCGATTTTCCATTTTGTCTGGCGCAGCTAGTCAACGCCTCACGAAACACAAGGTCACCATTCTCGTCATGAGTCAACTGACCATTCAACGCAACCTTCTGCCAATCGAACAACGTCCTCGAGAGAACTCTTTCCGACCAAGCTGCAACTGCGTCACCGTAGGAACCACTTCCATTATGAAGCGACTCGAGACGGGGCGAACTCTGCCCAACCCCGAGCAATAACTCCGAAGACGCAGGACATCGAACTGATTCGGTTTGAATCCCTTCAGATAAGAGAAAGGA